CTAAAACAGTTCCACAACTGTAACTCGTTCGCCTGCATATCCGGCACATCGGCTCTATCATAGTGTTTTTGGAAAAACGCTGAGATAGGCAAACGCCAAAAGCACGCACCATTGGGAAGCATGATATTAAAAAGGAGAGCGCGACCTGATATAGAGACAAGACCAAAGATAACGCAGTCACTAGCTTCTCCCTGATGTTCTTTAAAATCATAAAGATACTCCTTCCTTACCTTGCAATAGATAGGTGGTATATTTGCATTTAAATAAGCCATATAAGTTCCTCATTTTATTTCGCCCCAGTTAGGTCCTGATTCGTAATCTACTTTGTTAGGAACTTCCAACTCTACTGCTTGTTCCATTATTTGTTTTATTTTATCAGCTTGAGCATCTGATTCAACAGAAAAATCTAATTCATCATGAATCTGTATATGCGCTATATATCCCTCTTTATATAAATCAACCATAGCCTTTTTAGTCATATCTGCAGCTGATCCTTGTATTAATCTATTTAAAGCTTTGTATGTCATAGCTCTTCTTGTTGGATTATTATGCCAATAGTTTTTTCTAGGATTACCTTTTTTATCTTTTAAAATATTATCTTCAGAATCTTTTAAATAAGGTCCCATTTTTTGTAACTCTAACATTGTCTCATGATCTTCTGCAGGTACATATGTACCCCAATCACTACCTCTAAGTATAGGTTCATATTTAGGAAATCTACATCTACGTCTTAATAAAGTTCTTATCATTCCTTTACTAGTTGCTATGTTCATTAATTTATTTGATAGTTGTTTTACAAATGGAACTTTCTCATGATATTTTGCAAACAAATCATCAGCTGTGTCTTTAGTTACACCCAATTCATTTTGTAGTTTAGCTTTACCCATACCATAAAATAAACCTAAGTTAATTGTCTTAGCTTCTTTACGATCTATTTCTGCTAATTGTGCAACAATCTTATGAAAGTCTGTTGATGGATTATTTTTATACTCATCACCAATAGTATAAGCTGTAGGTAATTCTGCTTTAATACCATAATGAGTTACTAATCTTGGTTCCTGTTGCGAGTAATCAAATGTACCCCACTTCATACCTTCTTCAGGTATAAATAGTGATCTTAACAATGGACCAGTGTCCGGATCTCTTGCAGGTATTTGTTGTAAGTTTGGATTATGATAACTAAATCTTCCAGTAATGGTGCCACCATCATCAGATCTTATTTGATTTATATCTGCGTGTATTCTACCATTATGTTCATATTTAATAATTGAATCAATAAATGTAGTTCTAACCTTGTTTATTTTTCTAGCTTCTGCTATCATACGAACTATTGGATGTTCATGATTAACAAGAAAGTTTTTAGTAAATGATGGTTCACCTGTTGGAGTTTGTGAAAAAGGTAATTTTAATTTTTCAAAAAGTGGTGCAATACTTCTTGCAGCCATTAATTGAATTTCTACTCCTGTGTCTATTTTTATTTGGTGTATTAGGTTTTGTTCTTTTACTGCCAGTGCTGTTTTCAATTGATTGGCTTTGGACACGTCTACCCGGACGCCTAGGAAGCGCATATCGACTAAGCAAGGAAACAGATCAGTTTCGAGATTAAATACATCTTGAAGATCGTCTTCTATAATTTGTTTTTTAAATTTTTGCCATAACTCTAAAGTTAGTTCAGCATCTTTTTCTGCATAGTGTCCAACATCCATTGCAGGCATTTTCCACATATCTGCTTTAGGATCTAAACCTCTTTCTTTAGCTGCTTGTACTAATCTTGCTTCACTTTTACCTTTGTTCAACCATGTCCAGGCGCAAGAGTTTAATGTAAATTGAAATCTATTTTCATCAATTAATGATGCTGCAATCATAGTGTCTATGATTTGTCCATTAATATTAAAACCTAATTCACCTCTGATCCAACATACGTCGTACATTGCATTGTGAAATATTTTATCTGCAGGACATTCACAAACATCTTTAAACCAGGATAAAACTTTCTTACGTTCCATGTTAGGACCACTACCATGAGCTATTGGAAAGTAACCTGACCAACCTGTAACTGCAACAGCTATACCAACTATCTGTCCTTCACCTATAATAGCACCTGATCCCTTTGATTTTAAATCAGGATCTCTAGTTTCTAAGTCAATTGCTATTTCATCATATTGTCTTAAGTCAGGAAATTCTTCTGGCTGTAGCCATTCTGTATCTGGTACTATCATATTAATTTACCCCAAAAATAATAAGTACATATTGTGTAAAAACATAAGTCATGTACTGCAAATATATTCATTTCTTTTTACCCATGTCTTTCATCTTTTTAATTTCTAATTCACAATAATGAATTATTTTTTCTAAATCTTGTATGCCGTTTTTATTTTTATAACGACACACATACTTTATAACGTTCCCCTGAAAAAAAGAAAGCTCATTCTTAGAAATAAATTCATATGGTTGAATGTAAAAGTCTTTGTAGTGATTCCCACCTATCTGCTTGTCTTGTGGAAATGCGTTTTCAAATATACCTTTGTTTGTCATATTGGATACTCCGTTAGTTTGTTATTTGTTTTTAGTTTATATAAATTATTTCTGGCTCTAGTTATTGCTACGTACCATACTCTATGTTCTTCATCCTGTTTTTCGATACTTCGTTTAATACTCTTTTGTATCTTTGATCCCTGGTGCATGAACAATATTACATTGTCCTCTTCACCACCTTTTATAGAATGAATAGTTGAAACTCTTATACGTGCATCAGCATCTAAATCTTCACCTTGCTCCATAAGTTTTAGTATGTAGGTCTTTTCTTTTATAGGAGCTTTATCAAAAAATTTGTACCATTGCTTTTTAACTAATTGATTTTCACTAGTAAGTTTTAAAATATCTTTTGTTTCTTTATCTTCAATTTGTTCACCATCACACCAACGTAAATAGTTTTTTATTTTTTTATAAAGTTTAACTTGATAACTTTTGTCTGTTTTAAACATGTAATATAAATTTTTATTTTTTAATTCTGTCATTATATTTGCAGCAGTTTGCTGAGTTCTAGTAAGTATTAACCATCTATCTTTTAATAGATTGACTTGACTTAAATTTGATATGTATTGTGATTTACCTTTATAGTTTCTAGGTAAGTATTCTTTTTTCTTTCTTATACCTTTAATTCTACTTATAGGTACCTTAGATTCTGATTGTATTACTTCAGATATTCTTTTAGAAAACTTCAATGTTTTTTCTATTGCAGGTTCTTGAATAAATCTTTTTACGTCTGCTCCAGCCCATGCATATATCGCCTGGTCATCATCTCCTGCAAGATATATATCTTCAGCATGTTCTTTTAATTTATCAAATAGTTTCCATTGTAATGGTGATAGATCTTGAGCTTCATCAATAAATATAACTTTAAATTGTGGAATTTTGTTTGATTTAGTTAACATTCTAATCATGTCATTAAAATCATAGAGCTGATATGTTTTCTTATATTCTTTCATGTTATTATAAATATAAGTTAACATTCTTTTTTTAATTACTTTTCGATCATATTCACCTGAATTATATTCTGATACAGGTTCTATAAGTTTGTTTTCTGCTTTTTGTATTAATTTAAAATATGGATTGTCTGATCTTAAGTAAGGTATTTCTTGTTTATTTATTCTGTCTGTATATTTAACTCTTATACCAATTCTTTTACCAAACGTTTGATAATGTTCTGGTTGTAATACTCTTGAATCATCTAAACCTAAAGTTTTATATCCAAATGAATGTAGTGTTTGAAAGTATTTTAGTTTTTTATTTTCTGCTGGCATTCTGTTACGGGCTTCCTCTGCAGCTTTTTTCGTAAAAGCAAAGTAACCTATTTTATCTAATGGGGTGCCCGTTCTTACATAAGCCTTAGCTCTAGATATTAATCTATATGTTTTTCCGGTGCCCGGAGGACCATAAAATTTGTATATCATTAAGCAATATCCTCACCACTTGGATTATATTCTATAATTTCATCTGGTGCTTGATCTTCTTCAAATGTATCTAAATCAACAGATACTGCCCACACAGGTTTATTAGATTCTTTTTGTCCTTCTGCTTTTGGATATCTTTTTTGTTTATATTCTGCTTTAAAATGTCTTTTAACATCTTCTAATGTTTTATCGCTTCTAGTTCCCCATTGATGTGTTCTTTTTAATTCTTCATAAAAATGACTCCAGGTAAACCATGCTCTACCATCTTCTTTTAAAACAGATCCCTGTTCAAACGTTGTAGAGTTTTCTGCTTCTGCTCCGTTAATCCAGTTTTTAATTTCATTAAACAATATACCAATTGGTTGTGTTTCTTTTTCTGGCCATTCAGATTGTGCTGTGCTTAACAATGAATTTATCATTTGTGTAAACGGAACATTCTTCATTGATGGAGGAAGTATACCAACGTGTGCTGCTAGTAATGCTTTAATTCTTTTTTGTTCAATGATGTGTTCAATATTTTTTGCAAATACTTTTTTAAGTTTACCCGAAGGTGTTTTAACATCTAATTCAAATGCAGGTTCTGGTCTATATTCCCATTTAGTTATACTAACTATCTCAGGCCAATCAGCACGTACTTGACCACCTATTCCATATTTTCTTTTTAAACAAACATTCTTATTACAAAAACTACTAACTGGTTTACCATGACATTTATAACT